AGAGATTTAGCAGGGTTCTCGACGGGTTCGATTACCAACACCACGGCTGACGGCCTTATCCTAAAAGGCGATGGTAGCAGCACAGACGTTGTAATTAAAAACGGCGCTGACGCTACGGTGGCATCAGTCGCAGATGGTACAGTAAATATTGCTGCTGCGGGTTCCATAACAGCTACAGGCGCGTCTGTGGGCGCGTTGGCTAGGGGCGCTATACAAGTAGGCAACTCGTCAGGTGTGGCCGCAGCGTTGGCTAAAGGTACGTCAGGCTATGTTTTAACCGCAGGTGCTAATGACCTATCTTGGGCTGAAGGTGGCGGCGGCGGGACAGAATTTATTGTTTCATCTGGCGCTATTTCAAACGCATCAAGCGTAGCTTTTACAGCTTTTGATTCAAGTAAATACGATCACTATGTTTTTTGGTTTCAGAATTTTCAATGTAACAATAACGGGGGTGAAATTAGAGTGCAAACAAGCACTGATGGCGGTAGTAATTATGCTACATCAAATGGCGATTATCATTCTGGTGGAAACACCGACAGAGAGGGCATGATGTTGTTAGGCCCCTTTGGTGTTAGCATTATAGCAGGGAACCCCGGATTTAACGGACGGTTTGAATTATACAATCCTCATGCCGCAACTGTTACCTATGGAGCTAGTTTTGGGGTCAGCCCAAGCACTTCGGGGGCCGATTACGCAGAGAATGTTCACAATAGGAGTGACTCCGTTGGGGTGAGGGTGGCTGCGGAAGATGTTGATGCGGTCAGGTTTATTCCTCAAAGTGGAAGTATTACCAGCGGTGAAGTCGTTATGTACGGAATTAAAAACTCGTAGGAGAATAAAATGCCAAGATTTCACAATATTGATGGAGTAAACGTTCAGTTTACTGCTGATGAAGAAACTGCGCGGGATGCAGAAGAGGCGGCATGGGCTGCGGGGGCAGATACTCGCGCGGCGGCGTCTGTGCGCGAAGACCGCGACAAGAGATTAGCAGAATGCGATTGGATGGCTAATTCTGACGTAACAATGGCAAGCGCGTGGACAACGTACAGACAAGGGTTGCGTGATGTACCAGCACAGTCTGGGTTTCCAAACAGCGTCACATGGCCCACTAAGCCTACTTAGGAGATTATAAGATGGCAGGATATATCGGCAGCAAAGGCTCTGGAATTATCTCAGGTATTGATGCGTCTATAGCGGACCTCAACCTGACGGATAAGGCTTCAGCCAACGGCACCACAGAAGCCAATAAAGTTCTTACTGCTGACGGTAATAAGGACGTTACTGCGATCCGCAACTTGACTGCTACAGGCACTGTTACACGCGCCCTGACACGCGGCTCTATTGATGTTGGCAATAGTTCTGGTGTGTCTACGCCTCTGGCTATCGGCGGTGCAAATACACTGCTTCAATCCGATGGAACAGATGCGTCTTGGGCTACTGTTTCTGGATCAGATAGCAGGCAAGAATTTGTAGCAGATGGGACGGTTGGTGCAAGGGCAGGAGTTTTTCTAACTGTAGCTGGTAAGGTGTCTGCAAGCCCAGCTTATTTATTATCTGATTATGACCAAATATCCGATTTGGGAACTGTGCGGAACCTCCAAGCCAGTGCTGCCTACAGCGGGGCCAGCGGTTGTACTGCTTTTTCTACACAAGACAACAAAATTGTTAGTGTAATGAAAAATATAGTTTATAGCACTGCTATAAATATGCAATATATGGTAAGCACGTTGGCAGCAGATGGCACGTTATCTCACGGCTCCCTTTTAGACTTCAATACTAGCAGCTTCCCATATATAACCGCTATTAACATGAAATATAATGCCGCTATAAACAGATTTATCTGTTGGGGCGGAAACGGCTACGGTCCCGGAGTGTCGGGCGTTGCCAATACTCAACAATTCATTGCTATAGGAACGCTAAACGCAAGTAACAATACCGTTGCTTGGACTTTTTCTAATGTTACCAGCGTTGGTTATTATTCAGGCTCATATTCTAGTATACCCTACTCTACAAGATCGTGTAGTTTTAACTATTGTCCTTTTGATGTTGCTACTGATGGGAGCCATATGGCTACTATAGCACAAGGCTATTTTGACAACAATGGAAGCGCCCTACAGACCAGCATGAGAGCTTTTTCTATAAATGCGTCAAACAACACTGCCTCTGGTGGCTCTTGGGTAACTATGAAACACGCCAACAGTAATGTAATCGCAAACTATAACGGCCCTTACAATGTAACTTGGCACAATGGCACTTCACAATACATCCTTCAGGTTTATGGGGGAAATGTATACGGCATAAACACAAGCACTTATGCTGCGTATAACAATACAACCGTTTTTTGGTTAGCAACAGTGAGCGGCAACACTATCTCTCAAGTCACTACAAGCAGTATGCTTAAAACTGACGGTAGCGGACTTAGTAGTGGTTATAGTGCGCCACAGAATAAGGATATAGTATGGGTTGCGACTGATAATGCTAATGTTTTATGGGGCATTAGTGGGACTATGGATTACACTAACGGCATAGTTCTGCACAGAGTTACAATAGGTAGTGGTAGTCTTAGTTCATACAGCCGATCTGACGTAATTAATCTTAAAGACTCACAGTTTGGCAATATTAGCATTGTTGGCGATGGAATCGCTAGTTGCAATACAGTAAATCCACTTCCTGTAAATGGTGGAACCTCATCCCCTAAGTGGCTTTTAAATTTTTTAAACACTAACATTAGTGCTACGGGTTTATTAAGTACGGCTAAATGGTCTGCGGAAATTACATACGACAGCTCCACACTTGGCAGTGTTACTTATTCGGAGGGGAATGGAGTACCTAGTCAACCATTTGATGCCCCCGGTGTTACCCAATACTATCCTTCGGGGGGTAATTGTTGGGCCTATGATTCTAACAGGAATCAGGCTGTTGGAATTGGAACAACCACCACTTCTGATGGCACATCCACACAGAAGTACATTACGGCTGTTGCGGTAAAAACAGGGGATAAAGGTTCTCTTAATAACGTCATTGGTCTTAACGATAGTTCATCTAGCGTGTCAGATGGCAATACAGTGACAACGGCAATGATGGGTAGTGTAGTGTCTGGATTTAGCGGTTTGGGGATAGGTAGCGAACTACTATCTTCTAACGGATCAACAGTCGGAAGAGCTATTTCCGCGACTAAAGTTTTTGTAACTGCTGATGGAAGCGGTGGGGGATAAGAAAATGTATATTCCAGAAAATTTACCTGTATTTACTGCGTGGTATTCTGTTGCCGATATTCCCAATAAGCCGCCGCAGGAACCAGAGTCTTCGATGTATGCTTTTCAAGTTTGGCGTAACTTAAAACTGTGTGAAAGTGATTTTATGGCTTTAGGCGATACGTCAACAATGTCTACGGATTGGGCAACATATCGACAGGCTTTGCGTGATTTACCCTCTAATGAAAATTATCCTGCAAACTTACTTGACCCAACATTTGTACCGCTAGACCCTAACGGAGAATAACTATGACCAAAGCCAGAGATTTAGCAGGGTTCTCGACGGGTTCGATTACCAACACCACGGCTGACGGCCTTATCCTAAAAGGCGATGGTAGCAGCACAGACGTTGTAATTAAAAACGGTGCTAACGCTACGGTAGCTACGGTATCGGACGGTAGTACAAATCTTTCTGTTGCTGGTAGTGTAACGGGCGCGTTGGCTAGAGGTGCCATACAAGTAGGCAACTCATCAGGTGTGTCATCTGCTTTAGCCGCTGGTGGCGCGGCTACAGTTCTGACTTCGGACGGCACAGATATTAGTTGGGCTGCTGCGGCTGAGAGTGGTACATCGTTGCCTTTCCCTAAGTATCCGTCTAATTGGGCGTCACCAAATAGCACTTACACATCGTCGGGTACTTGGTCTAAAGGTAGTTTAGCTGATGATGCTATAGTTTGGATGTATTTATGTGCAGGTGGTCAGGGCGGCAACAGCAACCCTTATGCCTTCGCTGGAGGTGGGGGTGATGTTGTATTACTTTGTGGCACAGCAGGGATGTTTAATGGTGGGACGTATACTATTGGTGCAGGGGGATCAGGCCTAACAAACGGAACAA